CTACCGAGCGGAGCGAGGTAGCAAGGGGGTGGAATTGAGGGCAAAAAAAAGGCCGCATCCCGAAGGATGCGGCCAGATGATGCGAGTGCTACTGATCCAACAGGACGCGCAATGCGTCGCCGATCCTGTTGTCGCGTTCAATCAACGCGGCCTGCGTTTCCGCGCGTGCCTCACGCGCGTTCAGGTTTTGTTTCGCTGCGGCAATACGAAATTTCGCGGCGCGATCATACCTGCGTTCAATCCGCGCCACTGCCAATTGCTCACGCGTTACGATGCCAACAGCGCATAACGCGGCGCTAGTACGCTTGTCTTTCTTCATGATGCTAAACCGCGCCGGTTTCCCGGCGCGGCCCTCAGTGCTACGTTAGGAGGCGAATTTCACCTTCGCCTCGTGGACATAACCCGCGTGGATCGGGTCGGCCATGGCGATCAGCGCCGACTCGACAATTCCGAGGGCCGCCTTCGCGCCGTTTTTCTTGATGAAGTCCATCATCATCTCGACCTGCCCGACGGTAGTAACTGTCCCTGCTCCCGCGTCTTTCGTGGCTTCGGCCTTGGCAGGCTTTGCCGCGTCGTACGCTTTCCGCAGACCGGACTCGGCAGCCTTGACAACGGCGGCCTTGCTCCAGTTAGCGGCAACCGTGCGAGCGTGGGACAAACTGACCGCAACCGACAGGTCGGCCACCTTGGCGGCGATCAATGCGTCGCCGATAGCGCCGAGGAGCTTCTCGTCCTTTTTGCGCGATCCGTTCCCAAAGACCTGAACGACGGCGGCCTGATACTCCGCCAAATCGGTGAAGGCCGCGAACAGCGCCGCGATTGCCGCGATAATCCCCTTGCTGCGGGATTCGGCGACGCCTTTGGCGATTGCCGCATTGGCGGCCTGTGTCTGCAACAGCGGCAGGATGGCGGCGACGCATGCGGCAACGGCCGAGGACACGACGGGAGCCTTGCTCTTACGTTTGGTCATGGTAAATCTCCTAGCAATGTGCGAGGCAGGCAGGCCGCGACGCGTCCTGTACCTGCATCCCACAACCGAATCATAGCGGAAAACCGGGCCGTTGTCAACCTTTCTGGTTAACTATGGGGCATTTCGTTAGCATGCTAACGAAAAGCATTCCTTCCCACGCTACTACCCCCAAGGGGATTGAGAGCAACGACGGGGGGCCTACGCACCCCCATCCCCCACATAAAATGGGACGCGATTTTCCAAGTTCACCGATAAGGTTAACACTAGGGGTAGACTAACAGCCCTTGCATTCCCCTACCAGTTGTGTACCATGCACCGAAATGGCAGCCATTCCACCCTCTCTGGTACCTACCAAGCGGTGCTCCTGTTGCGACGCACGACACCCGCTTTCCGCCTTCGGGCGCAACTGTCAAACCAAGGACGGCCTGCACTACTACTGCAAGGTGTGCGCGGCCAAGAAACAAAAGCAGTGGGCACGCGCTAATCCCGCCACGGTGAAGCGCATGCGGGGGGATTACCTAACACGGATGAAGGCGCAGAACGCGCAACGGGACCCCTATGAGTAGCACTGCCCTAGCCACCACAGTGGTGAAACCTTTCGACCCGGCCGAGCTTGGCTTCCCGCCGATGCTGCCCGTCGAACTGGCGATGCGTTCCGCATCAGTGCCGGAAATATGCGCTGCCTACAACATCAGCAAGGACGAGTTCGTCGCGCTCACCCGCGACCCCTTGTTCGTGCAGGCGTACAAGGGCGCACAGGAGATGTTGAAGAAGGACGGCATGAGCTTCAAAATCAAAGCCAAAATGCAGGCCGAGGAGCTTTTGAAGGAGTCGTGGGCCATCATCAAGAGCAAGGACACACCCCTCGTGGTGAAGTCCGATCTCATTAAGGCCACGATCAGGTGGGCCGGGTACGACAGTAAGGACGGAGGACCGGCGGGAGCAGGTAATGCGTTTCAGATCATCGTTAACCTAGCGTGAGGAAACCATGACTACCAACGTACATGTATTGAATCTGGGGCCGGGCGCGGTGGACGTGAAGAACGCGGGCAGTACCAAGCGGTTGTATAACCACCAAGCCGTCATCATGACGGTGTACGACGGCGCGGTGTTCACCGTGGGAGAGGTGAAACCCGGCGCGGCGGCGGTGTCGGGGCTGCTGACCCCGCAGATCGACCAGACCCTCCCCAACGTGCCCGGCGGATGGGTTCAGGTGAGTCCGAAAGGGGTACATGGCGTGGGTAAGGTACGGCTGTGGCCCGCCAACCCGCCGGGTGAAGGCCCGTGGAGTTACGCTGAACGGCTCGCCAAGATCATCGTGTCAGGCAAGCCGCTGTGGCAGGCCGGGCGCGACATGAGTGTGAGCATGGCGATGAACGCGCACAATTTCACCGCACCCGAAGCGGTCGATTACCTGACGTACACCGACGACTGGCGCTCGCAGGCTGAGATCGACGCGCTCGCGCACAAGGACGACCGGCCGTGGATCAGCACCCCGACGCCGAAGCCGCCGGAACCCGGCCCGGTTGACGTGCCCATCGGTAGCGAGCCATGAAACGCCCACGGGCGCGGTTCATCGTGTTGTTAGCCTTGGCGGTGATCTTGTATGCCGTTACGGCGCAAGCGGGCGGGGTGACGTTTTGCAACGTCTGTACTGGGTACACCATTAGCAAGCGCGGCGACGACGTGCTGATTCGTTGCCCCGGCGTGCGTGACCCATGGATGACGTTCAAGAACTGCAAGACCCCCAAGGCGACGCGCGTGGGGGCTAATCTGACTCTTACCTGTGGGGGATGAATGGATACAAACCAAGCGTGGGTGGACCCGGCGGTGAAGGCGGTAGGGGTAGTCACCCCCCACACCGCCGGGGTGAAGGCCCGTGCCAATGACGTGCAGGTAGGCGGCGAGCACTACAAAAAGCTCGCCATTCAACCGTGGGATTACATCGCCGCCAACAACCTTGGATGGTTCGAGGGGAGCGTGGTGAAGTACGTGACGCGCTTCCGCGACAAGGGCGGCGTCACGGACTTGCACAAGGCGATGCACATCCTGCAGAAGCTGATCGAAAACGAGGAGAAGAAATGAACACACCAGTGATCGGGTACCGGCAGTTGACTGAGGGGGAGATTGCCCTGATGAACGTCATCAAGCAGTACGGCGTTGAGATCGGGGCGCTCGTCGAGAAGATGGCGATGGACGGCACCGTCGATACCCGATGGGTTGCCATCGCACGGACCCAACTGCAGCAGGGTTTCATGGCGTTAACCCGCGCAGTGGCGCAGCCGACGACGTTCTGATGGCGTCGATCAATTACACTCCCCCGCCGACCGTCAAGGCGTTCATACGGGACTACCGTAAGGGGGAGCTATTCCACAATTGGATTGTGGGGCCGGTCGGTAGCGGCAAGACCACCGGCATTTTCTTCAAGCTCATCTACATGGCCGCGCAGCAGGTGCGCTCGCCGGTAGATGGGATCAGGCGCTCGCGGGCGGTGATCGTACGGAATACGATGCCGCAGTTGAAGGACACCACCTTAACCTCTTGGAATTACTGGTTCAAGGATGGCGTCGCGGGCGACTGGAAGGCCACCGATAAGAACTTCATTCTCAAGTTCGGTGACGTGGAGTGCGAAGTCCTGTTCCGCGCTCTGGATACTGCCGACGACGTATCGCGCGTGCTCTCGCTCGACGTGACGTTCGCCATCTTCGACGAATTCGTGGAAATTGCCCCGGAAATTCGGGAAGCGGTCGCCGCACGCTGCGGCCGGTACCCATCGAAGATCGACGGCGGCGCGACCAATTGGGGCGTGTGGGGATCATCCAATCCGGGTAATGAGGACGATGAGTGGTTTACCTATCTTGGCCTTGGTGACCAACCTATCCCCGGAAACGTGCGTTTGTACGTGCAACCGGCGGGGGATTCACCCGAAGCGGAGAACACCGAGAACCTGCCGGGGGGTGCGAATTACTACCTCTCACTCAAAGAAGGTAAGTCGAAGGAGTGGGTTAACAAATTCATCAAGTGCATGTGGGGATATTCGATTTCTGGTACTCCCGTGCTCAAGACGTTCAACCCGCAGCTTCATATTGCGTCGGGGCCG